CTTTAGTCAGGGACCTTTATTTCTGTCTTGGCCTCGAACCTTCGAAACCAAGCAGAGGGTTGATGCAGGCTCTCCATATGGTTTTGCTCTGAATTGGGCGGATTTAAGCCCAAAACAGTATGCTATCCTAGGGGCGATCGGTATTAGCCGGTCTAACTTTGGATAATCGATCACCATCCTTAGTCCAAGCTTATGAACTTGTGAATCATTTAGCTTGATGGTGTTAACCCACTATTACTTTTAGGAGGTCAACTTCAATGCTATCCGATCCAACTGTCATTACAGTTAACGCTGTCGCCCAAAGCATGCCGAGGATTTCTCAAAGTGGACAATCGTCCATTTATAAGAAATCTGATGGGACTTTCCGTTTGGAAATTTCACATCAACTGAACGAACAGAAACGCGCTCGGAATACCTCTTCGGGTATTCAAACCGTGCGCCAGAATGTCGTCAGATCACTTGTCCGCTTTGTCAAGCGAGCCATCGTTGCCGATCCGGTTTCTTCCGCGAACGACTACGAAGAACTTGGCATCCAACTCGTTATCACTAGGCCCGAAGTGGGCTTTACTGCTACCGATTTGGATCAGTGTTGGGCTGGGTTTAAAGCCTGGTTCGATACGACAAATACAGCGAAAATTTTCGGTCTCGAGGCGTGAGCCCCAGAGTCGAAAGGAGGCTACATGAGCATAAAACTTGCTAAAGTTTTATCCGTGCTGAAACGAGCCACTGATGTTCTTAGTGAACTTGAAGCAGCCGGTGTTGATGTCGATCGTTTGATCGGCATCAGCAATGCACAGGGCGGAATCGCGAAAGCCATTAAAACGGTGATCACGGATCCTGATCTTGACCGATTACAATCGGGAAAGACTTCGAATTCGAAGCCCAAAACCAAGCCGAAACCACGCCAGATAAAATCTGGGTGAACCGCTGTGTCGTCTGTAACAGTCCCCGATCGTTAGATAGGGGTAGGATGTCATTGGAGCTTGATTACTGACCCCCTTACGGAGGCAGTATGAAAAGCAACAAGGTCCTCATCGGACCGAGTGACTACCTAGGGTTGGTGGAGTGCATCTATTTAGATGCTACCACCAGGAGCACCGCCGTTGTCTCTGATTTACGTGATCTCGATACTCTGAGATCACGGGTTGAAAATGAGGGTATCTCGTTTTTGACGATCACCCTGCCCCAATTCTGTAAAGACTTCGAGAGAAGTCTAGATTTGGGGTACATTGACCCATCATGCTTCAAGTCTTTCAAGAAGCATGGAGCAATCCCTTGTTTTTTAAAGGGTATGCTCGGTCTTATTTTCAACCGAGAGACAGGAAGGATTAACGATGATCAAAATATTTCTCCTACAAGCGCTTTTCCCACTATCATTGACGCTGTTAGGCAAATTTGCCTGGCGTTTAAGAAGTTGGAAATTCCGTGCTCCCCCAAAAGGGAGGCGGATGCGTTGGAGAACTTCATCGCTATTGAACACTCTTTTAGTGAATTCCAATTGTCCGAAAGCGACAGACAAGACTTTCTCTATCTGTCTGCTGTGTTGTGGGATGGCATCATGGCTGACTTACGCCTTGATATGCTGGTCCCTCGGCACGGTCCCGGACAGACCGCTGACAAACGAGTGGGTAACCACAAATTTGTTTGGCGGTTTTGGCATGAACGTCTGGAGCCTTTCTTCCCTGTTATGGATTCAGCCTACCCTATTTCTTTGGGGTACGGTTGTAACCCTATACAGGAGCTCCAAGAATTAACGTTCCTGAATGAGAACGATGAGATACCTGTAAAGGTTACTCCCGTTCCCAAAACGCTAAAAGGTCCCAGAATCATAGCTATTGAGCCCTGTTGCATGCAATATGCGCAACAAGGGATTCGAGACTGGTTATATACAGTCATCGAATCTTTTTGGCTTACTGGAGGTAGGATTAATTTCCGAGACCAGCAAGTTAATCAAGCTCTTGCTTTGAGTTCGTCGAAAGACGGTCGGTATGCAACTATCGATCTTTCAGATGCAAGTGATCGTGTTCCACGTGATCTCGCACTGGAAATGTTCAGTGGAAACCCCGCTTTAAAAAGCGCCATTGACGCTTGTCGTTCGACTCGCGCAAAAATGCCTGATGGACGAGTTATTAGTCCATTGGAAAAATTTGCATCGATGGGTAGTGCTCTCTGCTTTCCAGTTGAAGCCATGTACTTTTACACTATATGTGTAATGGCTTTGCTGAAAGAGCAGAACCTTTCTGTAAGTCAACGAAACATTTTTAGAGTTTCGCGTGACGTTTATGTGTATGGTGACGATATAATTGTCCCAACACATAGTGCGGAAACTGTTCTCGATTACCTACAGAAGTACAATTGTAAGGTAAATACTTCCAAGACCTTCTATACTGGAAAGTTTAGAGAGTCTTGTGGAGTGGACGCGTATAACGGATATGGGGTCACACCCGTATACGTGAACCAGCCGTTCCCTGAGAACAGGCAACAAGCTGCTCGCTTAATCTCATGGGTTGCTTCTGGAAATCTCTTCTTTAAGAAGGGATTCCTCAGAACCGCCACCTTTCTACATTCCTATGTGGAACGTTTCTTGGGGGATTTACCCTGGGTTTCGGAGAACTCGCCTGCACTTGGACGTACCTATCCATGGCCTTCGAGGCCTCGTAAGAGGTTTAACTCGAAATACCAGAGACTAGAGGAACGTCTTTGGGTGCCAAGATCAGTCTACCGCACTGGTAAGATTGAGGGGTACGCTGCCCTTATGAAAAGCATCTCTAAACTGAGGGACCTAGAAAATCTTTCAGTCCCAAGAGATGCCTTACATTTGGAGCGTTTTGCAGTCCACGGAGGACTTGCTCTAACACTCCGTTGGGTTTCGCCCACAATCGGGTGAATTGACAGCTTTGTGCTGTCTGTGGGGATACAGCATGCAACAAGTATCCGGAATAGTGGTGACTACCTATTGAGTAAGCAGTTTATTACTGACACTCGTAGTAGATCCACCCCTTCTCAACTTTTGTTGGAAGCCGGCTATAAATAAGCATGACTGGCAGTGCATCCCCACTGCCC